AGCACCATATTCTTTGTACATCGCATCACCAGCAATAAAATTAGTTCTTCTACGTTCTAGTGCATCAAGTATCAAAGCATATTCTCTATCAGAATATAAGGGTTTGAGTTTCATGTCATTAAGTAATTCCAATTTTGTATGTGTCAAATCAGTTGAATAAAATTTTACGGGTTGCTTCCCGTGTAAATTGTCGCCACTCATATTATCATTTGTTCTGATAATATTATAGCACAAAATTAATCTTCTGCGGAAGATAAGTTTTGTTCTTGATAGAGTTGTAGCTTATCAATTAATTTATTGTATTGTTCCCACATCCATTCGGAACCCGTATTTTCCTGATAAAGTTCACATGCCCTTATCAGACGGTATATATCATCGTTTTTAAATCTCATAGCAATGTATTACTACACTACTATATTAGCAATTCCACTTCCTAAGTGACTTGTTTATGCGGGAATCAGGATCTCTGGCAGTTTTCTTTGAAGTTAATTTCTTTTTCATTCCACTCATTCTAGCACAAAAGGATGCCCTACGGGGATTTCCAACCTTCTTTGTTGGTGCTTTAAGGTCAGATCCAGGATTTTCTCTTTCGTAAGACTTCCTTCCTTTCTCATTAAGTCCACCTTCTTTGTTCTTGCCAGCCTTTTTTGTCCAGGCTGCTTCATTTAAAATCTCGTTATCCTGTATGGCAGACTCGCTAAGTCTTTTAAATTCTTTGTAATCTATCATAATACCATCAGGTTATACAGATCTATTTATGCAGTTATCTCTTGCCACCGCCCATTTGCTTGAGCATTTTTTGCAACTCTGTAGTGCTACCAACGAACATAGCATTGTTAGTAACATTCTTAGGACCTTTTACTTCTTCACCTAGATCTTTCATTTTCTTATGTAAATCTTGTAATTTCTCTGTCATGTCTGCAACATGTTTCATTGCTGCTACAGCAACTTCATATGCTCTAGGGTGACCACTCTCCTGTGCTACTTCTAATGCACCTCTGACTGCCTCCTGACCCTGATCTATAAGACTATACAATTCTCCACGAGTATATTCATAATCTTTTTCTAGATCATCATCTTTTGATTTTACTTTTGGTACATTAGGTTTCTTAACAGGTTCTACTTCCATGTTAAGAATGTCCTCCATGTTTTCTTCTAGACTCATAAGAATTCTATCCCTTCATTAAATCCAAAATCATCACCAGCATCTAATAATGCAGTATCTGCTGCATCTATATTACCATCCTGATTAATATCAGTCTTGGCAACTGGTGTGTATGTTCTGGTAATTGTTCTGCGGTTGACTGCTTTATCACCAATTGTTTCATGTATAATTGCTTTCTTGATAACGTCTGCAGTGTTGTAAGGACCGTATAGATATGTCTTCACAGTAAACTGTAAAGTATATACAATATATCTACGTTCATAAAAACTATCGTCCCATGTATCCTCATATGATACATTGTTTAGAACAATAGCAATGTCTCTTTTCTCATCCATGTCAGGAATTAGATTGAGAGTCATTGAAAATGATGGTTGGAAGTATGGTAGTATCTGCTCGGTGATTTGTAATGCATCATCTTGTGATTTAGCAATGACACCAAGTTCAAATCCTAGGTTGTATGGTACAGGAACGTATTGTACTCTTACCTCACCACCATTGTTATTGATTATATTTTTATACTTCTGAATAGGAGATGTCTTACGAGTAGGATCATAGTCAATACTTGTCATCTCAAAATAAATTCTTGGTAGAGTAATTGCTACCTTTCTAGAACTAGCGTTCTCTTCTAGTCTTACAATAAATTTTTGTTTAGGACCGTATGCTAACGGAACTTTTATTTCTTCTAATACATCACCAGTGCTTGGATCAGTGCTCTTCATTGTAATATTATTGAAGAGAGTTCCAAATGCTATTATGTTCTTACGAACTATTTGATGATAAAAATGATTACCTAACATTATATGCTACCTGTAAAATTACCAAACTCGCCAAATGGATTACCCTCTGACCAATCAACTATGTTGTCAGCAGCGTCTTCAATTTGTCTGTTTGCATCGTACTCACTATTAGTATTTTGTAATGTATCAAAGGTAGAAACTACCCATACAGCATTACTATCATTACCAGTAAGTGATTCATTTGCTGCAAATGTACCAGTTCTATTTTGTACTATTAGTATTCTTGTAGTACTATCCCAAGATTTAACTTCTGCAGTTGTAGAAGTAGTACCACCAGTTACTGTTTCACCCACAGTAAAGTCTCCAGTACCACCAACTCCCATTGTTAAAGATATAGCAGTATCAAATAATACTTCTATTGCATCTATTTCTGCAACACCAGTAGCAAGATCGTCTGAACCAACCTCGTATAGTTCTGCAGTGATTGCATAAAATTGTATCTTACCAAACTGGAAGAATGGTTCTTCCTTTCCAACATACTTAATTTCATACAAGTTTTGTGTGAGAGGATAATATAAAAGGTCTCCCTCATTCGGTCTCTCAGGAACTGTAAGTGTAGGATTATGTTCTGCTACTTCTTCTGTCCACCTTTTTGTAGACACACGAAATATAATCTCGTCTGTGATACGCAAACCAAACTTACTTATAAATTCTGCGTTATCTCCAAAACCCATTACATTTACAAGTAGCATTTCAATTTGGAATTGATCTTGATACTTAGTGTATCTGACCTCATCCAATGTGCTATCTGCTAGAACTGTTTTAGGTAGATAGTATACGTCAGAACCAAATAGTTTAATTTGTTCGTCCACAAGATCTTGTGCAAGATTCTGTTCACCAGAATGTCCTGCATGATAAGTTGGGAAGTAGGGGCTTGTAGGCATCTTATCCGATCATATCCATTGGTGGTATTGCATACTTACTGAGAACTTCTGATTCAATTTTCTCAATTTCTGCAAGTGCGTCTGTGTAGATCTCTCTACCATTAAGTGTTACACCGCCAGGTAGTTGTACATTGTTATACTTAATTAAGTTCATACCCCATTGTTTTTTTAACAACGAAGTAGCATACTTCTTTACAAATACATCATTGTACATTTCAGTTGCATCATCTGGGTCTATCATACGATGAGCCTCTATTAATAGATTCTGTCCTTCTTGTAGAAAGTCTTTGTCTATATCAAGATACAAACGATCACGACGCTGAGTATATCTAAACTGCTGGAATGAACCATTGTTTAAAACCATATCTAGAGTCTCTAGATATTGCTTGGTCATGTAGTAGTTTAAGATATCAAGGGATCCAAAGGCATACAAATCATTTAAGAATATCCTATATTCAATACCAAATAAGTTAGAACGTATAGAGTTACCTACCATTCCAAATACCTTACTAATACCAACCACATGGTCTGGTATAGGTATAAAATTTGTTGCTTCCTTCCATTCTGTAGTACCACTTGTTGTAGTAGTGGTTGCTGCAAGACGAGTTTTATCATCTGCAGTTATCTCATGAACTAGATAACATCTCTCCATGCCATTGTAACAGTTCTCTTGGAAGAACTGAAATGTGTCGTCAATTACATTGTTTACTTGCTCGTCATCTACATTAACTTGCAAGACGGGTTCACCTAATTGCCTCTTAGCATATGTAATTAAATCTGTTCTTGAACTTGGAGATGCCATTACCCACTATAATCCCTTCGTTCCTATTTAGGAAGGTTCTACGCTTGCGGGTGCTGCGTCAGATGTTGGTGCTTCTTCTTGCTCTAATAGACCTAGTGTTTCTAGTCCTCCTTGCAGTTTAATTTTATATTCTGTTGCCTTCTTTAAACTGTCTTCTAATTCTTTTATTTGTGTTTCTGTCTTAGCAATTTGCTCCTCAAAGTTTGACTTTAATTTTGCAGGATCCATAATTATCAAAGTGAATAGTTTCTTATATTTATAAGGGTGGAATATCGGCGACTTTCGGTTCTGTCACTGGATATCTGTATGTATTAATTATCTGACTAACAATGTATGCTATCTCAGGATATTGTTCTTTACTATATCCAATTGTCATTTCTTGAAACTTATCAATATCAATATCTTCTACCTTCAATGCCTTTCCAGCAATCAATACTTTTTCTGCTATCTCAAAGTGATCACTTTTATTAAGTATTATCTTTTTAAGATAATGTAAATATGTACTCCACTCACTGTGTGCTGCCATTCTCTCATCTTTTATGAACTGAATCTCATCTGTAGTGAGTTCTATTTCATTTCTACGATGTAGAATTTTTAAATATTCCTCGGTTGTTATTTTCATTGTACCCAAATCTCAGCTCTTATAGTTCTATTTACACCAGTAGTTCCTTGACAACAGTAGATGTGGTCTCCTGCACTTGCTCCTGATCTTACAGGTGCTATTCCTCCACTAACATCATTAGATCCTTGGTCACCTTCATTGTTCCAACCAAATCCCCAACGAACTCTGTTACCATTGTTTCCTGTATAATTAAATCCGTACCACTGGTATCCGTTTTGATTAGTAAAACCAGATCCCTGATACATACTTTCTCCACGAGGATTACTAGACAACTGTTGATTACTTTGTAATCTGTTTAATGCTGTTTGTCCTACACCACTCTGCTTCCATGTCCAAGCACTATATGGTACACTTGATTGTCCACCATTATTCAAGTCAGGAAATACTGCTGCCATAGAAGCAGCAACATAATAATTGAAAGCATGATTTTTATGGTCACCATCATTAAGATTTAATCCAGAAGTTTCATTATATACATTTGTACTTGTCCAATAGTTTGAGTTGTATCCAAATGTAGATCCTCTTGTGCATTTCCATGCTAACATCCATCCACCACCACCAAGATGGTTTGAGTTCAATGCACAATATATTTGTTTAGCACCTACTGAAGGTAAGAGAATCCAATACACACCATCTGGTGCAGTAGGATTTACTTGTAATATTGCTGCAGCACTAGTTGCTGCTTTGTCTGGAGAAGATCCATCTGGATCTGAACCACCACCAATTACCATCCACTCAGATCCATTCCAAGTTTCTAACTCTTCACTGTCAGAATTGTATATGGTTGCTCCTGTTCCAAGATTAGTTGGTCTATTATTTGTAGTATAACTAGGAAACTCTATGCTCGTACTGCCAATAATTTTCCCTGCATTTAATTGACTCATAACTCTTTAGATACTCTCTCCAAGTATATTTATCGTATAAAAGCATTAAATGTCATTCTATTTGAGTTCCACTTCTTCTGTTGGAAATGAATTGAGTGCCAAAGATTACCTTCGTACATGATTAACTTGTTAAATTCATGGGGTTCTATGTGATATCTTGTCCACTCTTTATGCTTTACTTGAGATGGATCAAAGTTTACCATTGCCTGTACAGGATTTAATAATCTTTTTGCTCTATAGTTTTTATCATATAACGTAGTCTCTTCTCCTGTCTCTTCACTTCTAAAAAATGATGTGCCATTATCATCACCATCATAGTCATCTTCTGTGTTCAAAGATAACACACCAGCATATCTCACCTCATCGGTATGTGGAAACAAACTTTGATACCTACATTTTTCTTTCATATCATATATTTGAAATCCAAACCTAGTCTCATCAGGAAATCTCATGATCTCATTACTACCCTCAAAGTATTTTGAGCATATAAATTTCATTGGTTCGTAGATAGATCTCTTGTGTATACTCATGTAATGAATATAACCTGGCAGATTTGTAACCTCTCCTTGATATGTTGCAGTATAATCTATAGATTGTGCATATGCTTTTATCTCATCAGGATATTTAAAAAAATTACTGACTATAACAATTCTATTTTTATGATTACCAATATGTTTTTGCTCTACCTCCCATGCAGAAGGATGTGCTATAGCAAATAACTCTGAATTAATTACCTTCATTTGGTTTCTCCAATACCATTACAAATAAACCATTCCACCAATGAGTTGGATTTTCTATAATCTTACTGAGTATCTTTCTCTCAAAGTATAGATCATAGTTATTATCTTTGACAAATTGTATTGCTGATTCTATGACTCCATCAAAGTTAGCATCATCTATAACCAAAATAAATTTGTCTGCAAGAAAAGGTGCTATATGATTTAATGCATTTAATTGTTGTACATAATCATGGTTAGCATCATAGAATACTACGTTTGGTTTCTTTCCTTCAAAGTCTTCTTCTGTCAAATCAAGAATGTCAGATTTTAAAAATGTTGATTTTCCATTTTCATATTTTTTAAAGTGTCTTTGAAACTCTTCAAAAGCATTACCAACTTCGCTCCAATGTAAATTGTTTGTCATTGGTTTACATTCTGGATCTGAAAAATCATCAACACCAATATTTTCTATGCTATTACCCATTGTAGCAGCAAAAAATGTGCTACCCATCAATGTCCCTAGTTCAAGATATACAGCATCATCGTGAGAACAAAGATTGTTTAGAAAATGTCTAACTCTATTTGATGTTATTCCTTGAATCTCATACCCTTCTGATACAAAATTAGATTTGAATGATAAGGCATTATCAATAGCATCTAAACATCTTTGTGTATATTCTTCTATCTCAAAGGTCTCTCCTACTTTCTTGAGGTGTGATTCTACAACAGATTCACAGTAATTACAATCCCAACAATCAAACTTACATGTCTTGATTTTTTCTCTCCATAAATTTATCGGAGCATCCTTGACTTGTAAATCATCCATGTACTCGTCAAACTCAGGGAATAGAAGTTCATCTTCTCGTGCCCATCTCTCTACGATGTCCATAGACTCTTTCAGTCTCATCATGTTTTCTCTGCCATGCATCTTGAAAACATCTATACCTAAATCTAAAAACTCTTCCCAGTCTTCTTTCCATGGAGGTAGATTTGCTGCTTTCAATGCAGAAGAAGGATCTTCTATATCCCACTTAGAACAAGAGTTTGTACTAATAGGATCCATAAAAAACTGTGGAGACTTACCTTGTCTTGTACTATTAAAATGATAATGCTCATCCATAATACTACAACCACCCCAACAACCTTCATTTGCCAGCAATGAAATCTCTACTGGTTTACCAATCTTCTTGCAGTATTCCTTTGCTTTCTTTATCTCTAGTAGTCCATTCTTGTCACGCATCATATCTCTGTCTAAGTTGATATAATGGAAGCCAGCCTTAGCAAGATTTACGATATCGTTTGCCTTACAAACATTTCTTATGATAGTATTCTTTATTTTTAAGTCAGGAAATGCTGACTGTATTTGACCAGATGCTACCCATGTAGTATGAGGTATCGTAGCAATACGAACATTGTAATTATCATATATCTGTTTAAAATTATGAATGAATAAATCTAGTCCTTCTTGGTCAGGTCTAACATATATGTTATTGAATGTTGCTGAGATAGGTATCTCTGTCTCTCTTGAGATTACCAAAGAATTAAAAACTAACTGAGATATATCTCCAGCAAAAACATCACCCATCGCATCTTGAGTGAAGGGTGGCATTCTACATGTAAAGTACAAGTCTTTAATGTAAGGTTTATATTTTGTCAACCATGGTATAAAGATTCCATCCGTGAACTGCTTATCAAGTTTAGGATTTATTGGAAGACTGAAGACGGATTTTTTCATTTGGTAATGTAGTCAAAACTCTAGTTTTAATTTCAATATTTTTTGGTTCTGGTAGTTGTTCTACCTTTGGCACTTCTGCCATTAACTTAGGAACAGAGTAGTCCTTGAATGATCCTTCAATAACTTTTCTAACCTCTGGTAGAAGTTGCTGTGTCATTTTTTCAACTCCTGCTGTTAACATTGTAGCATGTTCTACAGCACCTTGTATAGCAGTTAACTGATCTTCTGCTGGCATATTTAAAATAGAGTCTAAATTACCACTTCCAATCCTACCACAGTTGTGTACATCAACTGCAGCTTGCTTTGCCATTCTAGTAATCCAATACTTTCTATCCTCGTCTTCCTGTGTCACACGATAATATTCTATACCCTTCTTCTCGTCCATGTGATTACGAACCATATCACAGAACTCAGATATTTCTCTCTCATATGTAATATACTTTTTCTCAAACAAAGACTCATCGTACTTTGCTTTCTCCATTTCTATCTCTATTCTTTCTACCTCTAGCTCATCTGAGTCAGGTCTTTCCTTTTCTCTCTTTAACTCACGTTCTAATTTCTTTCTGGAGTTTGTACATAACTTATGTTTGTACTGCAATTCAACATACCCATGTTGTCTTGCTTCTAGTTCCAACAATGCTTGTTGAACTTTTTTGTATGGAGTAATTTGAGAACCAACAACAAAAGTATCATTCTGATACATCGTCTGTCCCATCTGCAAGTTTACTGCAGCATCTATAATATCAGCATTTGATAATTTAGATCTTAAATCAATACTAGAATCCGAATGTTCCATATGCGACTTCACCGTTCAATCTATTCATGTTATCATCCATTCGTCCTAACTTCATTGCTTGGACTCGTGGCATACCTATATTTAGGTAGTCTTCCCAGAGGATATTCATGTCCCACATATTGTCCGCAAGTTTGAATTGTGAACGAATAGCATGGTATTTTCCTAAGAGTGCTGCGTATGCTCTTACATACTCATTGTGTTTTTCTAATACTTTGTCAACTAGTATCTCTTTTCTCATACCTCTGGTCATTGCAAGTATATCTAAGAAAGGTGTTTCTGCATCTGGACTTTGTTTATATGCTCTTGCTTCTGGTAATTGATATGCCCATGACTCACTTTCTACATCGTGACAGTTTTTAAAGTTTTTGAATCTTAATTCAAATTCTCTTTCAACAACTAAGATTGCTAATTTTCTCATCCATGTCAATGCATTCTCAATCTTCTTAGAGTTCATTGGAACTTTACCTTTATTCCATTGAACTTGTCCCTTCTCATCCATAGAAGCAATATAATCTTTTGAATATTGTCTTATCTCACCAGCATAGTTTACACCATCATGCAATTCTTTTTCAGTAAATTCAATGTATCTTTTAAGACCAGACTTCAATGTCTCAAAGACATCACGTTTCATCTTGACTATTGATATATTGAAAAAGTTATAACAATTATGGTATGTTGTCTCATGCTCTCTCAATTCCATGGCACGAAGATCCTCTTCACATAAACCCATTATAATATATCCTTTCTGTACTTCTTCCTTATCTTTAATAAACTTTCTAACTTCTATCTCTAGAGGATGTTGTGGTTCATATTCTGGACGTAGCAGATCTTCGTCCAATACCATATGTGCTGGTATCTTGGACGTCCACTCTACCTCAAATGCTTTCTCCTCAATAAAATTAAGTTTCTTTTTCATATTACTGATATCTTGTAGCAGTTACCGTAAATGCTCCTGTAACACATGCTCCAGATGATTGTCCTTGGTGTCCTTTTGGTTCTGATTTGTATCCACACATTGCCATACTATCATTAGCATGGAAAATTTTCATAGTTCTATTGTTCTGACGAGCATTACCAGATCCACCACCACCTGAGTAGTTACCTAACATGTAACCCCAGTCTTGTCCCATCTCCATGTTCTCTTCACCAGAAGAAACGTCTATCTGGTTAAAGGTTGATATGTATGCTCCAGAGTTACTAGTAAATTTCATCCACTGTTGTGTAACATTGTTACCGTTACCATGATAACCAATGTTCCATTTTGTAGATAAAGATTTCTTCCAACCATCTCCTGTTTTATTAGATGTGTTCCAGTTTCCAGTAGACTCAGTTGCAAACTCAATGTACCTAGTGTTGCTATTATCTGAATGACTGTAACCTCTGTTTTCTCCCTCAGTAGCAGAACAGAAGTCAGATGTATGTCCTCCACCTATTCTAGACATTAATTCTGATGAGAAGTTTAGTCTACCCCAACCACTACTTCCTTGGTTACCACCACCTGTAACATAACCTCTTTGTACTAATTGACCTGATACAGCACCAGCATCGTTTACAGAACCATATAAGTCCCAACCAACACCAATAGTATCAGGTGTAGTTCCATAGTTATCAGTTGTGTTGTAGTCTGGAGATGATCCTGCTGTCCTTCCTGTCCCTGTGTGTAAGTTTATAGATGAAGTGTGTGCAGAGTTACCACCCCAACCATTGTTACCTCCATAAACATATCCATTATAGTCTCCAAAGTTTCCATCAACGTATGTTGCTGCTCTGTCTAATTGATCTCCACGACATATGGTAACGTCTGTAGCATGGAATGTTTGGTTAACAGTTCTCCATGGGTTTGCTCCTCTATATCCACCCATCAAGAACCCGTGTGTAAAAATACTTCTATACTTAAATTCTGATCCTATGTTTATTGAATAACTATTACCTTGATAATCATACCAGTTACCAGTTCCATCAAAAGGTAAACGTCCATTGTTTGGTACAGTAGGGTTCTGTAAGTTTATACCACCTGTATCTGCGTCTGTTGGTGGCATGTTAGTACTACCAACATTGTTTTCAAATGTATTTGGATGTGCCCAGTATGCTGTAACACCATCAGATGCTAACATAGCACCCATAGTTTCTATGGATTGTTCTGGTAAAGTTACAAAAGGTTGTCCATTTTGTAGTAAGTTTCCAGTAAAATCTATGTTACCTTGAATATTTGCACCCTGTAAAAAATTTACTGCACCTGTCCCTGACAGTGTTGATAAATTATCAGTTCTTAATGTTGATGCCATCTCTTTCCACTAGACTCCTTTTCTTATTTAGTCTATGTCTTCGTCAAACTGCTCCTTAGAGAAATCATAATGCTTAAATTCTTCAACATCCCACTTAGGAGATTTGTATCTTCTTTTAATATCTGCGATCCTTCTATAGAATCTTCCTTCTTTACCTGGCAAGATACCATCGTCAATGTCATGCCAAAGACAATCTAACTGTTCTCCCAATTCTGGGTAACTAATTTTTCTATTTGCCATAAAATCTTGCAATTCTTTATTGCGTCCTTCTATCCAAACTTTGAAGGCAGATCGTTTTCTGGGAAATTTATCCATCGTTTCTTGTGTTAATTACAAATGAGTATTTACCGTTGTCTAGCATCCTAGGCATAAAGTTCATGGAGATAGATGTTCTATCTGCCCACATGTTGAGATTACCACTATACCCATGTATAAGATGAGACTTCCAAAGTAGAAGGTCTCCTTCTTTAGGTCTGATATCTTCAACATACCTACTATATTTATTAGGTGAGTCCCAGTCCTTTAAATGAGCAATGTAGGGATGACACTCTGGTTCTCTTTTCATAAATGTCAGAGGTGCATGAACCCAGTCTACTAAATTAACATAATATGTCCCTGATATTAATGAGTTATGGTGATTATGTTCTGATTGTTGTGCTCTCTCCAAACAGTAATTCATCCAAGCATCAGTCATCAACAATTCATTTTCGTCTGATAGAACATAGTTATGAACTTTAGTAAAAAAATGAGTTGCACATTCAATTACCCACTTTCTATGATCTTCTAATTCTGGATGAAAATCATATATGTTTGTATTTGATTCATTGTAATAGTGAAATAGATCACCATTCAATGCATTCTGATTATAATTTTCGTCACCTGGTTTTATAGTGTTTCTAATTTTTTGACATACCAATTTAATATCATTAATTTTATCTTCTGGGTATTGATATACTCCACACACTTGTGGAAAAAATTCAAGTACTTGATGTTTCATAATTAAGAAATAAATCCTTGTAATGATAGTCTAGCACTACTATCTGTGCTAGTTGTATTAATTTTGTGCATGATGTTAGAATTAACAATTAATCTATTTGGTTTAGGATGAAAGAATTGTCCTATGCCTTTACTAATCATAGCATCAAATAATTCTTTATTGTCAAAAACTTTCCAAATCATTTTTCTATCCTCACCTCTCATATCAATTGTTTGAAACTCTCCTCCCCATTCTGGTGACCAACTCTTGTGACAATAAAAAGTAAATGCTTTTTGATGTGCACGATCATTATGCCATTTTAATCCAGATCCTGGCATGTAATAATACGGAGTCATGGTAACTCTACCTTCATTAATTACAGAATTAATTTTTTCTATAATTGCAATTAAAGATTTGTCAATACCATCAAGAGGAGGAACTCTCCCTGCTGGAAAATATATTGGTTGTCCTTTCAATACTTTTGCATCAGGATTCCAAACATGATTCCATACACTCTCCGTCCTTTGGATGTTCATGAACGGTATTATGTTAAACCATTCAAACAACATCTCAAAATCCTCTTCTGGAAGCACATCATCGTAAACTTTGACATGCTCAGAATCAAAAATTGGATTCATTCTAGTTCTTCAAATAGTTGTTCTATTCTGTCGCTTCTCTCTTGTAACTTCTGTTGCAAAGGAGATCTAGTCATAGTCGTTCTTATCAAAGATAGAAAGAACAGTCCTATTATAATGTAAATTATGTAAGCTTTCATGAAAAAATTGTACTCAATTATATTATATCACGTTTTTGCGTTTGTGGAAAGTAAATAATAATTTCCTATTGAATATGCCCAACCATCATTATATCCCATGTTAGTTGATACACTTCCTACGCTAGGTCTACTACCACTATAAATTCTTTGAAATCCGTTACCACTATAGTCACCGTTAGGTTCTGAGTGGGTGCTATCTCTTATCCACCATCTGTTACCAGTTGCTACTCTCCATTCATTACAGTTGTTACCACCATAATAAGAACTTCTCATGATACAACCAGTGTAGTTACCACCACCATTCGGTTTGTATACATGTCCTACTCCTTCCCAGTATGAGTTAAAGTTTCCTGAGTCTAATGCTTGTACTGCATACGTTGCTGCCAACCAACAGTTTCTAGATCTTCCTTCCCACAATCCTAATCCAAGAGAAACTCCTGCATGGTTGTCTGTAACATAACTTACACTAGGTCCTGATCCTTTTGTAGCATAAAAATCATATCCACCACCATCATACGTTGTGTCAACATACATCTGTAATGCATTTGGCATCTGTGCAGACTTAATCCAATATAATCCACTACTGAGACCAGGATTATCTGTTACTAATTGTAGTCCAGATGTTGATGCTTTATCTGGAGATGAACCATCTAATTTTGCAGAACCAGCAGACTGCCATTCTGTACCATTGTAAATTTCTAATGCCTCTTCCTCACTATTATATCCAATAAAACCAGTGTTAGGACTATTAGGTCTACCAGCATTATTCCATGTAGGAACATCTAAGTTCCCATTTATCTTTAATACATGACCGTTGGGGAGAGTGACTTCATTACTAAAATTAGAAAGTCCTTGAATATTTCTGACTTGTAGTGTGCTCATGTTAGATTATGCTCCAGGCTGCTCCGTTTGATATTGTAATTGTTGTGCCATTGGTAATTTCAAGAGGTCCGAAACTACCACAGTTGGTGTTTGTTGGGACTGTAATGTTTTCAGAAATAGTATTTCTATTTGCTTTCATAACACCGTAAGAATCAATCCACTGTGCGTCACCGTTTGCTTCTAGTTTTCCAGAAACTTCAATGTTTCCTTCTACTTCTAATGCTTCCTCTGGATTCTTTGCACTTGAGAATCCAATACCAACTTTAGATGGTCTGTAGATGTCATTTCCGTTAGGTGATTCTGTCCAACGAGAAGTAACAAACTCAGCATTGTTTTGGTAAAGAGTTCCGTTAAAGTTAACGTCTCCTTGTATATTTAGTTGATAATTTCTAGACTGATTATTAGTAGGATCAACACCTGATGTGTTGGTTGTGTTGATAGCAACTCTATTTGTACTACCATTGATTGTTAGTGCTGGAGTGCCATTCCAAGATGTTCCACCATTATTTGTAGATGCTTGGATTGTAAATAAATGATTACCTACTATCTGGTTACCTATTCTAAAGTTTCTGTAAGAAGATGATCCACGGAAAATTAGTGGTGCACCTGAGTTATCATTATCAGTATCAATAGTAACGCCAGTTTGGAACATTGCATCACCATTGACTTCAAGAGTGTAGTTTGGTATACGATTGATATTAACACCCAACCTTCTAGATGAAATAATATCACCAACTACTCTGAAACCTAATAATGCTTCTGAACCATCAATTTGGAACTGTTCATTGTAAGAACCAAAACCAGTAGAAGCATCACCATGCTGATAGAAGAATCTACCTTGCTGACCATATGATCCAGATTGATGATCACTAAATCTAATTTGAGCACCAACATTGTTAGTGGTAGTGCGGATCATGATACCACCATCACCCCTAACATCTAGTGGAGCAACTGGGTTAACACCAGCGTTAATACCAACTCTGTCTGTTGATACGTCAACGAATAATGTGTCAGAGTCTACTGCAAGGTCATTAACAAGAGTTGTTGTTCCAGAAACCTGTGCATTACCAGATACATTGAAGTTAGAACCAGCACCTGTAATGGTTAGGGTTCCAGTCATAGTATCACCAGTCTTCAATACGTTTGCTGATGCAGCACCTGATAATGATGCAGTTATTGTATTAGCAGAGAAGTTACCAGATGAATCACGGAAGACACCAGAGCTTCCTACGTTTCCAGTTCTGAATATTATATTACCTTCGTTCCATATCTTCTGTCCGTTGATTGTAAGACCATCAGCGTTAGCAACAGATACAGCTAGTGTTCCTGAGTTTGTAGTTGCATTACCACCAGATGCGGTGATAGATGCTGTTCTGTGATTATCAGCACCACTAGGTACTGTCTGTGATGATCTAAAGTAAATTGCAGGACTTGATGCTTGTCCATCAACTCTACCTAGTTTTAATAGTGCAGTTCCACCAGAACTTTGTAATTTACCAACATCAACTGTATTACCATCTTCAATAGAGAAGTCATCAAATGCAACTCTATTTGATGCAGTACCAGCAGTTAGAGCACCAACAAAATTACCAGATGTAAGTCTACCAATTAAAATTGTATAGTCTTCAAAGTTATCAGAAGTATCGTCATTTGTTACAACATTATCAATCGTGAAACTACCAACACCCTGTGCGTTAGAGTTGTATAGGTTGATTGGATTACCTGGTGCAAATACGCCAGTTGAAGTTGTATCAAGAATAACTCCTGAGAAGTAGATCTTATACTTAGGATCTCCTAAGTAAGACTTGACTGTAATAGAATCTCTAACTCTAGTTGCTTCAATCCATGTAGGAACTCTCTCTGTTGAAAGAACTCCGTAGTTGATGTTAAGTGCATTCTGATACCAAGTTCCTTGTCTGTTATCTAATCTGTCAGCATCTAGATCAGAATCTACACCATCGTTAAGTGATGTCCATACCTTACCCCAAGATCCAAATGATGATACACCAGTTCCAGATCCACGAATATAGAGGTTGTCATTATCTGTAAATGCAAGTTGTCTTACACCACCAAATCCAGTATCAAAACCAGAACCACCTTGTCTAAATGTAACAACCTGAGTTCTAGTACCACCATCATTCAATCCAGCTGCACTATTGAATACAGTGTTTGAAACAATACCAGAAGAAAAGTTGTTTGGTGCGGGATTTGAGGATGGGTTATTAGTAATTGTTGAAAGTCTAAGTGTATTACCAGACTGACCACTGATCTCAATATCATATAATCCACTCATTCTATCACTAGAAAGGAGTCCAGAACTTAAGTTGCTGGCATTTGTGTAGAATGAACCATCTACACCATCAAGTAAGTCAGCATCTAATCCACTATCAGGACCAGTCTTAAGTTCAACAGAACCGTTTCCTGCTAGACCAATATTAAATTGTGCTTTCTTGAATCTTGCAACACCAATTGTACCGTAAAGGTCGGCAGAAATAGTAAGATCTGTAACTCTGTTAACATCAAGAGATACGTTTGCATACTGTCTAAGAACTGTAGAGACTTTTGCTTGTAAAACAAGAGCAGAACCAGAACCAATTTGAGTTGGATTTGATGTTACAGTAAAGTCACCACTATATCCATTACCACCATCTGTTACTGTCAATTCTGTAACTACGTTACCAGCAACAACAATGTTAACTTTAAGTCCAGTTCCTGTACCACCAGTTAGAGGAACATCAAAATATTGTCCATTTGTAAATCCAGAACCACCACTTGCAATAATTACATCATCAACAAATCCACCTTGAGTAAAGGTTGACTCAAATGTTAATGGAGATGCACCACGCTCAAATTCAATGATAGTTCCTAAAGGAATTGTTGCATTGACTGGATTGTTTAATGAGATGGTTGTTAGTCCAGCAGCAGTAACAACACCATTAATGTTTGTGTTATTTTGTATTCCACTAACAGTATTCTTAACTTCATGTCCAATAAGAACATCAGAGTTAGTTGTAAAGATCATCTGTGATGATCCACTACTACATTGTGCTGCTAGTTTAGCAAAGTATCTTGCTTCAGCACCCTTAACTGACTGAACTGCTAATGCAAAGTTCTGGTCACCTCTTAAGAATGTAAAGGAGTTTGCAGCACCACCTGTTGCTAATCTATCTGTTTCAATAACACCTGATGTAATATCTGATGCAGCAATCTGGTTAGATGATAGAGATACCCAGTTATTATTATCAAATGATGATGTGTTAACAACTCTAGCAAGATTGACTGTGTTTGCACTAGGTGATGTACTATCGTCAATAGTATCAGTATCTTCTATCTTAATATTGTTAACTATGTTACCATAGAGTCTACTTTCAATTAGAGCATTACCTTGTGCTTGTACACCAGCACCTGGAGGAGCAGCAAATGTAATTGTAGGTTGTGTAGTGTATCCTACACCACCGATGTACCCACCAAAATCATTGATGGTAACAGTAACAACTGTACCGTTTGCAATTGTACAAGATGCTTGTGCTGCCACTGCACCAGCAGATGGGTTACCACCACTGATTGTAATAGTCGGTGCAACAGTATATCCAGAACCACCGTTTGATACATTGATCTGATAGAGAACACCTTGTCTATATTCTGTTGCCTGTATTCTTCCTGTTGTTAGACTTCCTGTAAATACATCACCTATTGTAAATGACAATGCAGGATCTACTGCAAATCCTAAGAATAAACTGTCGTTATCATTGTTTAAGATGAACGATGTAGATGTATCCTGTTGGATAGCAATGTCACCAGCAAGTGCACCTTCTAGAGATGTTCTTTCTGCTTGGTCAGCAACTGTAAAGACTTGGAAAGGTCTTAGAGCAGGAATCTGGTCAATAGATATCTTACCAGAGTCAGTCAATTCAACCAGTGCTCTAGGAACTGCGTTGGTAGAATATGGTTTGTTGATGTAAGGTCCTAAAGAGTTAGTGATGTAGTCTCTAACCGCTTTCTGTGTAGGTAGTTTAGAGTCACTAGAGTTAGCACCACCCAATGTGTTAGATGCGTCAAAACCAGTAACAACAACGTCACCACCTTTCAACTTCAAGAATTCAACTTCAGAGATTGTAACCGTACCAGTAAAGGTGATAGCACCAGTTCTGTTCTCAATTCTAGCAAATGTACCAACCTTGAAGTCTCCAAGTTCGTCAGTACCAGAAACATATACACGACCATATAGTTCAGAAACCTGTTCGTATGCTTCAATCTTAGTACCACCGTTCTCAGGTAGTGCTAGGTAGTTAGTACCTGATCCAGCAAATTCCCAAGTGTGTGATGAGGAGTTAACGATAGATGGTCTATGTAACTTAATAGTTTTACCAGTGAAAGTAGATGTAGATACTGGATTTCCAGTAGTACTATCTTTCAAACTCATTGCACCACCAGTACCATCATCAAATGTTAACTGTGCAGAGAATGGAGGACCTACAGTAACGCCAGCAACAACATCAACAAAGTATTCTATTCCATCTGCAGTATTTTCTAATCCATCAATCTTAGCAACATAATGCTCTAGTGGTTCTCTTCCTAATCCACTAACTGTAAGAATTGTTCTACCTGTAGGTGTAGCAGATACATTACTTATTGTACCTTGGTCAAATGAGTAGCACTCTTCTCTATATCCAACACCTCTTAAAGCAAATGTACCGAAGTTGGTAGCAGAGTTAGTGATAGAACAGTAACCACCTGACTCAGCAAGTACACCATCTTGACAGAAGATAACGAACACAGAAACTAACTGTGTATAACCATCGTTGATAACTTTGTAACCAGTACCACCAAAGGAAACAATCGTGAATGCAGATGCAACCATTGACTTACCCTGATTAGGGAAGGATGCAGATCCATCTAATTCAAGACCAGGAAATGGGCAGTTGGGTTGTTTAACTTTAGATCCATCAACCAGTGCACCACCACCTCCTAAGAAGGAGATAACAGATGCGTTCTGTGTATATGGAGATGCTTCAATAATTGGGAACTCATCAAAGTCACCACGAATTGCTACTCTGTTATTATTACTATCGTAGATGAAATTATCAGGATACGAAATTATCTGTGCAGAATTAAATAATGTTCCATTGTTAGTTGTTGTAGCACCTGGTTGAATTGTACCATCTAGAATATCCTCAAGAAGATCCATGAGGGTATTGATTGTATTGTTAACACCAGAACATAATGTATTTGCTCCTGCATTATATACAGAGATAGACTCACTAGCAGATCTTACAAATGCGTGAGTTGACTGTGGTGTATGTGAGACTGCGTTTGTAGATGCAGATACAAATGTATGAGCAGACTGTGGTAGATACTTAACTCCATTTGCAAGACCAGTTGTAAATGTATGAGTAGTTGTGTTAGAAGAGGTTCCAACATTAACTGTTAATGTTCCATCTTGCCTCTTGATTCCTCCAGCTGCAGCACTTACAAATGTATGTGAACCAGTGTATGGAGAAGTACCAACATTAATTTTAAATGTCTGGTCGTCTATCTTTGTAATTGGTAACCAACGATTACTTGCTGGATCATAACCAGCACGAGGATATGATTTTTGTGCTGAGTTACCATCAAGAACACATGTATATGTTAATGCATTATCATCTATCTTAACATAATCACCAGTAGAGAATCCATGGTTTGCAACAGTAAATGTTATGTCACCAGTAACCGCATTATATGGTGCATCAGTTGCTGTGTGTGATGTAGTTCCTACAGCAGTTACCTCTAGAGATGCTCCAGATGCAGGATCTGAAAGACGAGGATATGGATGTGTTGTAGCATTATTATCTTGAGCACATGTAAATGTTACAGCACCATTTTCTAATACAATATTTCTTCCTACTCCGATACC